GCGGCAGAGACCGAGCCTCCGCCAGATCGAGATCTCGGATCAAGGTGGCCCACCCACGACGAGCCGGAGCCAGGCAGCATGCCGGTAACGCCACCGCGGCCGCCGGTATTGCGGACATCAAGGACCGCGCCCGGAACTCGCGTGCCCTGCGGAACGAAGATGTCAATGGAGCGCCCGTCGCCGCTGTGGGAGTGGAGCATCGCGCCCTGCCGCAGCAGGGACATGATCTGCGCGTCGGACATGCCCTGCGTGAACCGCTGACCGTTCGCCAGCTCCGTTGGCACGCCACGCGAGACCAGGCCGCGCACAACCGGCAGGACGTCCTGCATCAACGACTGCAGGCTGCCGCTGTTCGTCTGGAAGTGACCGTGCACCCAGCCTGGTGCATTGCGGACGTTGCCGGTGGAGCCGAAGATCGCCGATCCTCCACCGGTCGCCGTTGCCCCACCCAACGTCGCCACCGCATCCGTCGCGCCCTTCCTGACGCGATCGGCCCATTGCTGGCCGGCATCGATGGTGATGTCCCTGATGCCTTCTGCAACGGTGCGCCGGTAGTTCTCAACGCTGCGCTCAAGCGTCAGCTTGCGATCCGCTGCGTCCTGCTCATTGCGGATCAGCTGCTCGGACGCATCACGCCGAACCTTGGTCATCTCAATCTCGAAATCCAGCGCCGACGTATCACCGCCGATTGCCGCCAACCGGTCGCGCTCCAGCTTCAGCAGGAAGTCCTGGGTCTGCCCTTCAGAACGCCGCCTCAGCTCATCGGTGCTCCGCTCCAGCTGCAGCCGCTGATCGCCGATGTCGCGCTCCATCTGCTTCGCGCGATCCAGCGACTGCTCGCGGAAGTCGGCTAGACGCTTCTCGAAGTTGAGGCGGATGTTGAACAGGTCGTTCTGGTAGTCGAGCTGGTCCTGCTGCGCCTTCTCCGCCTCGCGCTGCGCCTTCTCCTGCTCGCGGCGGGCCTTGTCGGCAGCCTTCTGCGATGCCTGCTCATTGGCTGCCGCCGCGCGGTTTCTTGCGGCCTGGCGCTCACCAGCGGCAGCGTCGCGGGCGGCTTGCTGGCTTGACGTTGGCGAATCGCTCGCCTGATCCGGTCGGCTGGATTGGTATTGACGGAACAGTTGATTAATCCGTTGCGTTACCCTGCGATCACGATTGGAGCCCGGCAGGATATCGCGAGGACTGAACGGCACATCTTTTTCAGCTTGAAGCCTTGCGCGCCACCAGTCGCCGGCATTGTTCAGTGCATTCTGATTACCAAGAGCAATTTCAAACGTGCTGTTAAGTGCTTGAACAGCAAACGCCAGGGTTTTGACGAGCTCAACAGTTGTAGGGCCGAACACCCGCGCGACGCTTCTTCCGAAGTCTTCCGATGCCGTTTGCAGGTCTTTCATTGCCTGCGCGCTGGTGTCAAACTGCGCGTTCAGCTGATCCAGCTTTTCGCCCTTGAGCTTCGCCAAGGCGCGGATCACGATGTCGGTGGTGATCTGGCCTTCGCTGCCGAGCTTCTTCAGCTCGCCCACCGTGACGCCCATCTCCTTCGCGATGGCCTGGCCAACCAGTGGCGCCTGCTCTCGGATGGAACGCAACTCATCGCCCTGCAGGACGCCAGAGCCCAAGGCCTGCTTCAGCTGTAGCAGAGCCGCGCTGGACTCAGTGGCGGTGGCGCCGCTGATCCTGGCGGCTGCGGTGAAGCCGACAAACGCATCCTCGACTTCCTGAAGCGTGACACCCGTGGGCCGGAGCGCGGCGTAAAGCTGGCTGAATCCGTCCTGCGCCTCCGTCGTGCTGATCCGCAGCGTCTGCGCAATCCGGGCTGCTGCTGACTGCGCCGCGTTGTATTCGCCGAACTGATCGGTCAGCGCCTTCAGCCTGACCTGGGCCGTCTCAGCATCAACGCCGACACGGGCAGCGAGGGCGCCGACGCCGATCGCCGCCGTGATCCCGGCAGCACCAGCCAGCGCCGCCGCAGAGCCGGAGGCCAGCATGCTGCCGGTGAGTGCACCTGCCGCACCCTGCACGCCGCCGCCGGTGGCTAGGGCGCCGAGCGCTGCGCCACCGCCACCACGCAGTGCAGAGCCGACGCCGCCACGGCTCAGGGTTTCACCCGTGCGCTTCGCATCACCGTCAAGGCCCCGCAGCTTGCCGCGCAGGCCCTCAATCTCAGTGCCAAGCCTTCGGTAGGCGTTGCTGTTGATATCAACGCGATCGCGCAGGGACTGCAGCGCGGAGATGTGCTGCCGTAGCCCGGTGGTTGTATTGCCTGCCTCTCTCGCCATCCGATTGATGGCGATATTCATCCTGCCAAGGTCTCCCGATGAGACCCTGGCAGCCGTTTCTAGGTTGCGGATGTCACGACTGAACGCCTGAATCTGATTGCCGCCCTGCACGTTGGCAGAGATGCGGATGGCAGTGTCGAGATTCAGGGCCATGGCGTCACGCGGTCTTCAGTGTCAGGAATGCGGTTTCCATGATCTGCAGGTCCTCAAATAGCGCTCGCTTATCCTCCACGTCATACAGCTCAAATAACCACCTGAGCACATTGTAGTCCAGCCCAACAGGGCCATTCATGCCGACACGCCATTGCGTGCAAACCTGCAACCACATCTCAAGCGCTGGCCAGTTCTCCTCCCACACCTCAAAGTCCACATTCCTGGGAGAGTGATCCGCAGGGATGATCTTGTCGATCACCTCCTGCGACGCACCCATCGCCTGCAGATCTTGCAGCCGTTCATCTACCGCTTGTGCCTTGCCGCCGTTGGCCCAGTGCTCAACGGCGTCGGTTAGTTTTTTCGCTTCGCCTTCGCCAAGCTGTCAAACCAGGCCGACACCACCGCAGCCGCCACCATCTGCACATTAAGCATCACATTCAGCGATGACTCACTGAACGGGATCTCTTCACCCTTGGCATCCTGCACACCAGCCCAGCCAATCAGGATTTCACGGCAGAGCGTGTCATCATCAATCTCGGCGGACTGGATCTTATCCATGATTTCACGGATGCGATCCTGCGGCAGGCGCTTGAACTGCGCATCGAAGGTCTGCTTGTTGAACCGCCCACCATCGGCAGGCAGCTCAACAGGAACAGGCCAGGTGTAGCTGTCGGTTTGCTTGAGAACAAAAGCCATAGGAATCAGAACACCTTGATAACGAACTCGCGGTCACCAGAAGATGCGCCGGTAGCCTTGTCGGGCAGCAGCACAAAGGGGATGTTGTACTGCAGCACGTTGTCGGACTCGGTGTAGCTCACGCTGGTCAGGTTGGCGCGAAGCGCACTGAACAACACACGGTTGCCAGGAGCGGTGCCATGGGTGAACTTCAGGACGCCGGTCTCGTTGGCATTGGCAGCCTCGAAGTAGTTCTTCGTGGCCATCAACACCGCGTCAATCGTGACCGATCCAGTGGTTCGGCGGTTGGTGATCAGCACCTCCTTCTGGCAACCAACCAGCTCGCGATACTGAACGGCGTTACCCACATCCACCTCCAGGCTCTGCAGGCAGGGACTCACCTCGACGCTGCTCTGGCTCAGGAACCGGAAGCCGGTGGTATTGGTCGAGTTGAAGATCTTTGGATCTGCAATGCCAGCGTAGTTGACGTTGGCGATCGAATCAGCAAAGGCACTGTCAGTCGGGCTGACGTAGATGCCCTCGAACTCAAACATCAACATCGGGATCTGCCCGGTCTGGCATTGCAGCCGGACGTTGCCGCGGCAGCCCTTGACGACATGCAGCACGCCGTCGTAGTTGCAGCGGATCGTGACGCTACTGATGCTCTCAGAAACCGGCCGATACTCAATCGCCGCGTTGGACGGATCACCACCGCTGGCGGAGTTGGCGATCGCCGTTTCACTCATGGCGCAAGCCTTGAGCAGCGGGCCATAGTGGGGAACAGCAGCCGATGCAGTCGGCGCGGTGCCGGTGCCGGCGAGCTCCACACTGAAGGTCACGCGGGTGCGGCCGTTGGCAGTCAGGATGTCCGATGCGCCAAAGTACGGCTTGACCAGGTTGCGGTCCACCTGGTCGCCCTCAAACGGCTGCACCTCCAGGTTGGACACCAGAATGGCATTGGTCGCGTTCGTCGAGATCGCGGTGCCGTAGGTGGTTTCGGTCTTGGCGAAGATCGCCTTCTTTGTTGCGTTCAGTGGCACGGGTTGATCCTCACTTCTTAGCGGTGGTCGTTACCGGCACTTCCGGTGCCTTGGGCTGCGGCGCCAATCGTTTGGGTGGGATCAGGAGCCTGGTTTCGGGATCCAGCATGTAATCGGCATCCTCCAACTTGTGAAGGACGCCATCGGGATCACGATAGAACGAACCCCCATCCGTTGGATTCTGGGCCATGTCAGCTCAGCGACAGATCAGCGAAAGAGGTTCGATACCTCACCTCAAAGATCAGGCTAGTAACTCCGGCATCTTGGTCTGCATCGACCATCATGAAACTGGTCCGACCAGGCCTGATGCCATTGATCAACCCATTGAGAGTGGCATTGCCGATGAGCCGCCGGTGCACATCTTCCACGATCGGATCCGCCAGCTGATCAGCAGGCGTGCCGCGCGTGAAGACAGCGACCTGCAGCTGGAGCATCCAATCCAGCTTGGGCAGCACGTCATTGTTGGGATTGTCATTGACCGGCTCGATGATCAGCGCCGGTGCCTCGCCACG